AGCGGGTGGAGGGGCCACACGTCCATTGGGACCGGCTGGCCTGGGAGTACGGACCCGCGCCGCTCTGTGTAAGCGGCGGGTTTGGTTCCGCTAAAACCTTTGCACTGTGCTTGAAGGCGCTCTATCTTAGCGACCGATACCCCAAAAATCGCGGGGTCATTGCCCGCAAGGTTGCTAAAGAGTTGGCACTTACGACGCAGCGCACGTTTTTTAAGCTCTGCCCCGCTTCAGCCTATGACCCGAAGTACGGCGGGCGGCGCTCAGACCAGGAAGGTATCCTGCGGCTGGCGGGGTCGCAGTCCGAGATTGTCTGGCTGCACTTGGAGCACGACGACATCGATAAGGTGCTTCGCGGCCTGGAAATCAACTGGTTTATCATCGACCAGGCCGAAGAGGTTTCCGAAGAAGTGTTTACGACTCTCAAAGCGCGGTTGGGCCGCTGGGATCAGGCCGAAGTCCCGGAAGACCTGATGCTCGAGTATGGCGGGTCCGATCAGTGGCCGTGGAGGAACCCGGAGACCGGGAAGGCCATTCCCCCGGTCTACTCCATGCTGGCCTGCAACCCGGATGTTGAGAGCCATTGGATTTACCAGCGGTTTCACCCGGAAAGCCCGTCGTTCCGCGAAACCTATGCGAAACAGCAATATCGCATGTTGAAGATGGCGAGTTTCGAGAACAAGTTCCTGCCGGACCAGAACGTCCAGGAAATGCTGAATAACGATGCGACCTGGCAGCGCCGCTTTTTCTTCGGCGAGTGGGGCATCCCGGAGGGGCAGATTCATAATATCCGCCCGGAAAGCCTGGTTCCCGGCACAAATGCGCTGGCGGAGTACGTGAAGTTGCGCGGGACGCTTCACCGAACGCTCGATCATGGCGATTCTTCCGCAACCTGCTGCGCATGGTGGGCCGTGCTCCCGAGCGGCGATTCGGTCTGCTACCGGGAATACTATCAGCCCGATCGCTTGGTTTCATACCACCGGGAACAGATTACTCGCATGGGCGGCCATGAGAAGTTCCAGACATCGCTTGCCGATCCGTCGATGTTCTATAAGACCATGCAGAAGTATGGTGGGAGATGGTCATTTTCGGATGAGTATGCCGACCGCGACCGCAATCACGGCTTCGACCCCGACAATGCGATTGACTGGCAGCCCGCCGACAACGATGAGTTGGGAACCAGGAACTATATCAACGAGTTACTGCGGCCGCAGGGGGCGGGAACGATTTATCGCGGACTCGAGCCGCGCCAGTACGGGAACATGACCATCCAGCCCGGGGAGCAGGTTCCGCGAATCCATCCGCTGACGGGCGAGTATGGCTATTGGCCGCGGCTCTATTTCCTGATGAAGTCGGAGGACCTGCCGGATGGCTGCGATTGGATCGTGCGGCATACCAAACAGCAGCGCCGGGAAAGGATTGGGACGGAGCTGGGGAAGCCGATTTTCTCGGATGAGCGGGATACCAAGGTTCCTGACCATGCCTATGACGTGCTGCGATATTTCGCATCCTCGCGCGCTCCGGCGCCGACTATCCCGGTTCCGAAATATGGGAAGAATACGTTTTTCGGGAAGCGGGATGAATTGCTGAAGTTCAAGAAGTCGCATGGCTGGCAGAAGAAGGAAGCGGTCTATAGCTGATGGCTAAAAAAGCAGATTCCGAGCGGGTGAAAATCTGGGCCGAGCGCATCGAGGCGGCGGAGAAGTGCAAGAAAAAGACCTGGCTCGATAAGTACAAGCCCGACGTGCTCTGGAATTACTACCTGGGCCATCAGTGGCGCGAGGAGCACGACGAGAATGGGAAGTTGAAATACACCATCAACATGATTTTCCCGACGATTGATTCCCAGCTTCCCTCGCAGCTTTTCTATCACCCGAAGTACAGCATCAAGCCGCGCCCTGGCGCTTTGCAGACCCCCGGCTCGGAAGCCGATGCCCGCGCGGCCTTGCAAGAGGAAACGCTGAATTACTTCGTGCGCGATACGCGCCTGCGGTTCAAGGAAGAGACCTTTGACGCGCTGCTTGAATCCTATTTTCAGCTGGGGATCATCGAAGTGGGCTACTCGGCCAACTGGGTGGATAATCCAAATGCCGGGAAACCGATCCTGAAAGAAAATTCCGATCAGCCCATGACGGATTCCGAAGGTCAATCCATTGCGCAGCCAGATGCTCTCCTGAAATATGAGCGCATCTATTTCAAGCGAATCCCGACCTCGCAGTTTGTGGTAGCTCCGACAGCAACCGGAAGATACTTGGGGCGGCTCGATTGGTACGCCTATTTCGAGTGGCATTACCCGGAAGACTTGAAAAAGATTTCCCGGTACAAGAATACCTCGAACGTGCGGACAACCGGGAAGTTGGGCTCGGATGCGTCGCCCTCCACCTATGCCGACGCGGATGAGGAATCAAAGCACCGCGACATGGCGAAGGTATGGAAGATTTACGATATTCGGGCGAAGAAGCGGTACGACTTCGCGGAGGGCAATGATAAGTTCCTGCTGGATGGCGAGCCGATGGATACCTGGGAAGATGGTTCCCCGGTCATCCCCCACGCGATTCTCACTCGCAACCCTAAGTTGAATGAGTTCTACCCGCTGCCGGCGGTCTACAACTGGATTTCTCCGCAGGATGAATTGAACGAAACGCGCGATATGCAACGCATTCACAGGAAACGCTTTTTGCGGAAATATATCGCGGATCAGAGCATCCCCGACACTGAGATTCAGAAGTTAGAGCAGCCAATTGATGGGCTGGTGATTCGTGGGAAGGCTGATGGGGTACAGCCGATCCCGGATGCACCGCTCGATCCCACGGTGGTTCGGAACATCCCCCAGACCAAAGAGGACTTTCGGGAGATTTCCGGCAACCCTGCGGAGCATCGCGGCATCGCGGAGGCTGAAACCGCAACGCAGGCGAACATTATTGACAACGAATCGCGTATTCGGGAATCGAAATCGCGGACGATGGTAGCTGACTGGCTGGCCGAGATTGGGGCCATCGCACTCTACAAACTCAGGAAACACATGGCGCTCCCGATGTGGGTTGAGTTGAACGCGGACCTGACTTCCGAGATTGGCGCACAGTTGCGGGGCATCCAGATTGCAAACAACTGGGCACAGATCAAGAAGGAAGACTTAGACGGGGTTGATTGCGAGGTTTCGGTTGATGTCACATCTCTGGCTCCGATGAATGAAGCCTCCGAGCGGGATTCCTGGCTGACTGCGTTGCAGATCGTAACGGACCCGATGCGCGCTCCGCTGCTGCTCTCGAACGAGGTCTTGCTGCGGAAGACGATGGCATTTTTCAATATCCGCAACGATAAGGAAATCCAGGCATTGAAGCAGTTCGGGCTCATGGCGCTCCAGATGATGGCCGCAGCGCAAGCGGCGAAGGCTGGCGGCGGCGGAGCGCAACCGCAAGGCGGGAATGCCCAGCCCGGGCCGACGCCGAACAATCAGGAGATTCAGGGACAGTTAGAGCAGCAACTGCCGGTGCAATGAGGATATATCTATGAAGATTTACGTAATCAGTCCATATCATGACAACGCACCAGCTGCCTTTGTGGATCAAGAGAAGGCAGAGCGGTGGATTAGGGAAAAGTCGTCTATCACGACGCACTATAAACCCAAGCCGCCCTTCTACGATAACCAGATTGACGTTTTCGATTCAGATTCCGGGGGTCTAATTGAAACAATCGATTTGGATGTTCCTGAAGAGCGGATTCTGGCTGAAGAAGCACGGGCTTTGGCTGAAAAAAGATGAACATGAAGCTGATAAGGCAGGCCTGGAAAACCCAATTAGATCAGATCGCAAGAGCCAATATCGAGAAAAAGCAGTATGGGTATTGGTCTCATTGCATTACAAGGGGATGCAGGGAATTTTTCCCAAGCGCAGCCAGCAAATTGCGCTGCGAGAAGTGCCGAAAGAAGATTCAGGCTAAACGAAGGCGTTCGATGCGGATACAGGGCATGCTCTACAGTCGGGGCCTGAAATCCATATTATGGGGCGGATTAGGGAAATGACCTGCGATGAGTGCGGCCGGGAAATCGAGCTTGGGCAATGGCCTTTTTGCCCGCATGGGACGGTGCGCGAGTACCACCCGTTCATCCCGTTTTGGGACAATCATATCGCGGAGGAGCCAGTCTATATCGAGAGCGATCGGCACCGCGAGAAGTTGATGCGGCAAGGCGGGCTGGCGGTGCGGGAGCGGGAGCACATTGACGATCTCAACCATCGGCGATACATGAAAGGCTTGCCGCCGATCAAGGAGTAGGGATGCCGCTCTCTAAACATTTTGGTGGACACGGCGAGGAAGTCATGAAAGACATGCGGAAGAGATACGGAAGCCGCGCCAAATCAATCTTTTATGCCACGGAAAACAAGCAGAAGAAAAAGGGCATGAAGGAGCATATGGTGGACCTCGCCAGTTCCGGGCGCGTCCGCCGGAACAAATAAAGGAGTTTGAATGGAAACGACATTTGAAGCTGCCTTTGACAAAGCAGTCGAGACTTCCACGGGTGAGCAGTCGCAAGACCAAGCCCCGGTGAAGACAGACCAAGCGGAAGCAGCTAAGCAAACGGTTGAGGAAAAAGGCAAGGAACCCGCTCAACCGGTGGAAGGTTCCGAAGACCTGCTGCCACAGGAGGAATGGGACAAGCTCCAAAAAGACCCAAAGGCTCTCCGGGCGGCGCTCAACAAGGCTTTTACCGAGAAAACCCAGAAACTTTCCGAAGAGCGAAAATCAGTCGAATCGCAGCGGGAAGCTCTGGAGCAGTATCAGCAACTCAACGAGCAGTGGCAATCCGATCCGAGGGGCGTTATCCAGGCCCTGGCAAAGCAGGCGGGCATTGATCTGCCGTCTGTCGAAACTCAGGTGCAAGCGAAATCCGCCGCGAAATCGATGGTGGATGAGCTGAAAGAAAGCCTGGGGCCGGACCTGGAATTCCTGGCCGAAAGGCTGGCGAAGCCGTTGGAGAGTATTATTCTCCGAACCGCGCATCAGGCGGTCGCGCCGATCCAGCAAAAAGCCGCAGCCATCGAGAGACAGCAAATCGAGAAGGATGTGGATACCGATTTGGCCCGGATGACGGAGAAGTACCCGGATTGGAAGAAGCACGAGCCGCAAATGCTGAAACTTGGGCAAGTGTTGCAGCCGGCAAAAGACCCGACAACCGGGAAATACCCCACGACGATGGAGCACTTGGAGAGGTTGTATCTCCTATCTACAATGGACGTGCGGGAAGCCGAAGCAACCAAAAAAGCGATTGAGCGCATGAACAAGTCGATGGAGAAGTCGGAAACCTCCGAAGGCGGCGTAGCTGCAAATCGCGTAGCGAAGTCTGCCCCAAAGTCAGGCAATCTCAATGAGACGTTCGACCAAGCCTGGAAAGATGCCAGGGCGGGCATTCGTTACGAGTAAAGGATAAGTGACAGATGCCTCCTTCCAGTTTGACGCTGAATTTCGATGCGGTACTGTCATCCACCCTTTTCAATCTCCACAAGTCGGGAGCGATCCAGGATCAAATCTCGACTGCAAACGCTTTTCTGTTTTCGATCATGAAGCAGAACAAGGCGTATACGGGAGATGCGGAAGGGAACCGGCTGCAGATTCCGCTGATGTATGAGTTTGGCGGCGGCGATGTCTTTTCAGGCTATGACGTGCTGGATACCACGCCCGCCGATGGCATGACCTCTGCGTTTTTCAATTGGGGACAACTCTCCGTTCCGATTACCATTTCCGGGAAAGAGGAGCGGGAAAATGCTTCGTCCGAAACCAGGGTGTTTGATCTCCTGAAGGCCAAGACGAAGCAGTCCATGTTGAAATCGCAGGACCTGTTTGCTCGCGCGCTGTTGCAAGGGAATGGTCCCAACACGGCGACGGCAATCACCACTGCCTATACGTCCAACACGAATGGTGCGACGTTCGTTGATCCTCTTCCGCTTCTGGTGAAATTCGACCCGACGACCGCCACGGTAGTCGGCAATATCAACCAGAGCACCTATTCCTGGTGGAGGAATCAGTTGGTTTCGAGTTCGGCAACGACCTTCGCGGGGTTTCTGAAAGAGTTGGACAGGCTCTATAACCTGGCAACCAAGGGACCCGGCGGTCGCCCGGACTTGCACCTGACTGACCAGTTCGTATTCGAGCTTTACGTGGCCGCGCTGCGGAGTCAGAATCGGTTTACCGACTACAACAAAGCCGATATTCCGTTCGAGAATGTGGCGTTCCACGGCAAGCCGGTGACCTGGGATGAGTTCGTGCCCGATGCGAAGAACGGAACCATCGCAAGCATTCCGGTGGCCTCCAGCGGCACCTGGTACATGCTCAACACCCAGTATTTCCACATTAAGCACTTCGTGGATTTCGAGCCTACCCCCTTCCTGAAACCGGAGAACCAGGACGCCAAAACCGCGCAGATCATGTGGCACGGCGGAACGGGCGTTTCCAACCGGCGCAAACAGGGAGTGATTGGCGGAATTTCCACCACG